TCCCTGGTCAAAATTTGAATGACATCTGTGGCAAGCCCACACGGTGTAGCAATCCTCTGCCTTCAGACCCTTACCCTTACCATGGGTCATCAGGTTGGAATGTGCCGCCACCGTAGTGGAACCCTCGTCCCCCAAACAGTCATCGGCGACTTGGAGCAGGCATTTCTCGCCTTTGGCAAGCTTTAATAGGTGAGGGTCACGGTACATATTAGTCGCCACAAAAACAAGCTATGGATTCTTCGTTAAGGTCAAACATATCTTTTTGCTCTGCCGAAAATTTAATCATTTCAGAATAACTAGGTCGATCTTTACGAAATTTTGCACCGCTTGGCTTGGATGCCAATGCCAATGCCTCCATTTTTGCCCACCAAATACCACGCTCAGGTTTTTCCGCAATTAAAGACAACACTTGTGACCCGCCTTTAAGAAAACAAAGATCACAATTGCCATGCATGGTCACGCCATTCATATTTGGCAATTCAAGATCAAATGATTGATTGCGCCAAAATTCTCCTACAGTTTCTTTTGTAACGCCAGCAGTCACTAAAGGAATCCTAGATTTATCAGCAATTTTTGCGGCTCGGCGCTGTTCATCCGCTCGCATACCAACCCAATCCATTTGTTCATTGTGATCCCAACCCAAAGATTTAAGGTATTTGTGAATTGTGCGAATTTTTAATTCTGATGTGCAAAACCTGGTGACAGGGTTTGGCAAATATTGCCGTTTTCGAATAAGTGCCTCAAACGGTTCGCCATTTCTACTGGCGGTCTGAAAGTCAACTCGCACAAAAGCTGGATCAGCATCACGGTATTCAACCCAATGGATTTCCACATTCCAATTGTCAGAACAAGCTTGAACAAATTTCAAAGTGGCTTCATCTTCTTTACCAGTATTTGCAAAACAAACGATTGCATCACTTGGCAATTCCCCCCCCCCCAGTTTCTAATACTTTATACAACATATAGGCGCTTGTACGACCGCCCGAAAAGGAAATAACTGTTGGTTCAATTATTTTGTATGGGTTCATTGCATTTTCATTTCAGTGCGGAGGTTATATTGCTCTGTCTTCCAAATTTCTATTTTGAGCTTTGCGGCCTCCAACATGTACTTCAGGTACTCTTCGTTAGCCACTGCCGCTTTAAGGCCTTGTAGCTGCTCTATGTACTTCCCATGGGCATAAGCAAAAGTTTCTTGTGCCCCCAGTGTTTTTTCATCTGACTCGCTCATCAGTTGAGCTTTTACTGTCTTCAAAAACTGCTCAATAAATACCCTACCCGCCTTGGCATCGGCAAATTCTTGGGCGTTTTCTTGTATGTATCTGATTGCTTTTAAAGGTTCATCCATTGCTTTTTCCTTTTTGCTTTGCAGTTGAATATACAAATACTTGTTTCTTTTCTGTAAGGCTGATTCGCTCTCTTGCGTTCTGTCCCATTATTTGACCAAGAGCTATCTGTTTAAGCTTTGGGTCTTTTGTCCATATGCTGGGTTCACCTTGCCAATCAAATGCTGTCTTTTCCTTCATTCTTTATCCTCTTCATGGTGTTGCAATCGTTCTTGCAACCGTTTAATTCTTTTTTCGTTGTAGTTGACAATTGATAGCGCCCACTCAACACCAGTTTCAGCTTCTAGCTTACGCAAATGCGCTTGCCTTAACTCTTTCAAAATTATTTCTCTAATGGTTTTTGGCCTGATTAAATCTTTCAAATATTTAATTGTGTTTGTTTTCCAACTCATTGCACACCTCTGAGCTGCCAACCCATCAGGAAATAATTCCAGCGGGTCTGTACGCTTGGGCTGTTATACCTATTTTTGGTTTGCGTAAAGTCTGTATAACCTTTGGCAACCATCATCGCTTCAAATACTTTTTGTGCTTGTGTCATATGTTCATCTCCTCGGAAAAGCCGTTCTTTTGCTTGAGTTTGGCTTCGACTGCCTCAATCAAGTAAACACCCCAGTCCCTTGTCTTTAACAGTTCCTCATAGTCATCATCCGTCAGCCCAACCCATGTGCGCTGTGGTGGGGGGGGGTGTGAGCCGACAATCTTGCAATAACATCTTGCCCAGTATGACCATCAAACTCAAACAATGCTTTTTCTGTTTCTTGAATTTGAAATAAATCCCAATCTTTCGCCTCATAATGATTGCTTATCTGTCCGTTGGGAAGAACGGCAACAACAATAAACCACCCACCACCAAAACAAAGTTCGCCATCATGATGTCGCCATGATTTATGAACAGAGTATTTGCCGCTTGCTGACCATTCATTAAACAATGCAATGTTGTACGCCCTGCGAAACTCATACAGTTCGTTGAACGTATGGTATCCATCTGACGTATTTCCATCAATAGTTACAGGCTCTTGGCTTTCCAACTCTGCAATGGCTTGGCGTAGGGATGTGATGGCTTCATTTGAAATATCCGTATCAGCGGAACAAATAGCCGTTTCGTTAAAAAACTCCAACGCCTCAAGCGCCTGTTTCAATACTTCAATCATGCTTCACCTCTAGTTTGATGCACTCCATGTCTTCCCACTTGCACACAGGTTCTTCTTTGCACATGATTACGAAACCCTCAAGTTCGCTGTCGCCACCGCATGATTGCACTTCATACCCGTAGTCACCAATTTGCACAATCATTGGTACATCAGGGTCAATCATGTCGCTCTTATCTTTCCACTTGCTGTTCTGCCACTCATGTTCGACATCCATCATGGTTAACATGACAAATCGCATAGATTGTGATTTCAAAATCATTGTGGTTTCTCCTCATCTGCAAAATCCATTTCAGGTGGGTGTTCAATATCATCATGGACGATGACACCATGTTCGTCTGCTGGCAGAAATCTGCCGCAAACCACACAGTAATAGCCTTCTTCAATCATGTCATCCCCTGCGTCAAATATGCAATCCAAACAGTTGCGCCAATGGTAAACAGCAATGCAATAATGATTTCAAATTTCATGCGTCACCTCTGACTCTGATGGCAAGGGCGCAATCCATCATGGTCGCCAGTTCTACCCTCGCAATGTGTGGCTGGTCTTCCCATTCAAGCGTCATGTCTTCACACACCTTAGCACAGGCTTCACGCTCTTTGGCGGCTACCAGTTTGACAAAGGCTATAAGATAATTTCTTACATCGCCGACAGTCGGGTTGTCTGCAAAAATATCAACCCATGTTTTACTGTCAAAGTGCGCTTGTCTTGCCATCTCAATGATTTCATCTTGTGTCATTTCTTTTCCTTTCTTCAATTGAAGACCATTGCATATGTGAATCTGTGCGACTCTGCATCTCTAGACTGTGGACGTATTGAATGAGGAATATTTGCGTCAAACAAAATAAGCCTATGCGGCGTGTATGGCAAAGCTAACTCTATCTCTGTCGCAGTTTCATTCCAAAACAATGTCTCTCCATACCATTGTGGTTGCCATAGTGGGTTTACATAGTACAAAGCAACAAACTTTTCAGGATGAACATGTGGATAGTGAACATCTGATGATGTTGATAAATTGATTACAGACTTTTCTAGTGCTGCACCTTTTAAATATTTGGCAACCTCACTTTGAAGCAAAGCAGGAAACACTCTGTTGTTCATTGATTCTTCAATCGTCAATCGTGCATGTAGATATTTGTACTTGCGTTGATTTTCTGATTCACCATCCGTCCACCCTAATTTGTAAAAAGAGTTTTCAGCATATTGATAGAAGTATGACGCTGTTGCATAGTCAATCAATCCATCCCATACCCGAATTTTTTTACCGCTCTTCGTTTTATGCGTTTTCATTTCTTCATGCCTCTGATGTAAATCGCCAAACTGTCAATGGTGTCTGTCCCAAATGCAGTTAACTTCTCTATCTCTCTAGCCACCTCTTCGATGACCTGATTGCGGTGCTTATCTAAAGTCTCACATGTACTTGTCAATAAGCTTTTGGATTCCGTTTGCGATAACTCCATTGCCCAACTCCTCTAAATTTAATCTCTGCACGTTGTTCAATTGAAGCCTGAATGTCTCAGGTGTTTTTTCCCTTGGCCTTCCTGCTCCTTGCCTCTTACCACCCCACTCTCCTACTGGTCGTCCCAGCTTGGCGGCTCTCTTCTCTCTACGCTTTTGGCGCTTCTTGTCGATCAGCCACTCAGGTCCGTTTGGATAAACGAAAGGGTTTTCAATCGTTGCCATGTTGTTTCATCAACCAATAGGCCATCAGCAAAGCTTCAGCCCGTCCGTTGTCCTTTTGTCGTGCAAGCGGTGCATCAGGCCAAAGCTTTCTAGCCAAGATGCTGCTGGCGTGTTTGTCAGATGTAAGACCAAACGACTTCTTCCATACTTGTGGGGTCACCAAGTGCCAAGGGCAACGCATACGCTCTGCCAATGACAAAGCACCACCAAAGGCTACCCCGAATTTAAAAACGCTGGAAACGCCCTGCTGGGGCATACTGTGGACAGATTCGACTATTACCTCGCAATCTTCCTTACCTCGGATTGCAATCATTTCTTCAAACACTTCATTTGTGCGGATGTGTTTGTCGGTGTGTAGCATGTCACCACAACCCTTGTAATTTCCGTGGTGATCGATTGCACCCCATGCGCCGCTGAAACCTGGATCAAGTCCGTAAATGATCATTGCTTTTCCTTTCAAATCTGCTGTCTTTTAAGAATGCTCTTAACCATTTACCTTTGCCAAGTTTTGCCCACTCTTCGTATTCGCTTTGAGTTAATCTAACTCCTACGGTTCTACCGTTTTTAGTCAGTTCACGTTTTTTTGGTTTTAACATTTTCTATCCTTTGCAATTCATTCATTCTGTTTCGTAAATCATTTGTCGCTGTCTTGCCCCGCTTCTTTTCTATGTCGGACAAGGTTTGATACCACCAAGCGGAAGCATTCGTTTTCCCAAGGTCTTTCACTTTCCGCTTGTATCTCGTTATCCATTCCCTCGCTTCCATCGTCCTCAATGTCTCCTGTAGCTCTAAGCGCTCTTGTGGTGTCCAAGTACCCAAGTTGGTGGGTTTCTTTGTGCTTGTCGAGGAGTCTGTTGGCATCTGCTCTATCCATGTTTACCCCGCAGTGCATTAAGTTTTTGACGTATGTCATCAGGCATCGGTACGGCAGCTTTCCTGCTCTCTTCGATCTGCGCCAACACATCCACGGGTTTTTTTATTTCAGGTATCTCAGCGCCATCCCAGCGCCTTTGGTTGAGGTAAACAGCAGGGGCAGGGATGAATGCCCCATCTGCTTTGCGCCAGTCATCAGTGGTCTTCATCCACTCTATGTGCTTGATGATCTGATCAACGCATGAATCACAGTAAAAGCGATTCCATCGTTTTTCACAATCGGACTTACCGCCCTTTCTTACGCTTTTAGGCCATGCTTCCCAAAATCTATTAAAGCCTTCGGTTCCCATTTTTCTCTCCTTTGCTTTACTCTTAATTTTCTCTTAGATATTTAATGACCATTTTGAGGCCACTAACTTCTCTTTCTAATTTGTCAATTTCTTTCCTCAATTGATCATTCTCAGATAACTTTTCATAAAAGCTTTTTTTAAAATCTTCTTTGATGGGCAATTTAGCTTTCCACAAAACATGAGCAACATAATCTTGTTTAAAACCCAATTCCTCAGCAATCACACTACTGGATGCATTTGGATATTTTTCCTTTAATTCTCTGATTTGCTGTGATTTATTCATTCTCTTTCCTTTGCTTTACTTTACTCGTGTTCGCCACGCTCAAATTTAACTCTTGGTGGCGGTCTATAACCCTTGCAATACATTAAAAAATTAGCTTGTTGGGCAGTAATAAATTTACCAACATAGGGTGGTTCGCCAGTGAGGTTGGTCAATACAACTTGCTGGCCTTTTGTGAGTCCTTGTTCATCACTCACGCTATCTAACCATTCCCGTGTAATCTCCACTCTATCCATTACTCTCTCCTATCTACTACTGCTCATTGGTGAATGTTGGAGCAAAGCACAGCCTTACCGTGGTCATAACCAAAGTTCGCCTGTGCTCTGATAACTGCTCGTTGGAGCCATGTCATCGCAATCGCACTGTCCCAGACTATTTCACCACCACGCTCTAGGACTAAGCCCACGTTCCCCGATTTGGCTTGCCGTGTATCGGGGTATCTCAGACGCAACCACTGACGTACCGTATTGCGCTGTCCAAAAACAAAAACCCTACAAATCTCTCTGCGGTCTTGGCTCTTGGCGAGAGCAACAACAAAACGTATGACGCTAATCAAAAGTTCGTTTGTCGTCTGACAAGACCGCACAGGGATCTGTAGGGTTTTGAGACTAGCGTCTACGTCCTGATGCCACTCAAGACGGTTTGAAGTATACATGTTTTTAAATACCCGTCAAACGAACCATTCGGGGTGCAGTTCTTTGATCTCAAACAAGCGCAGCTTGGGAATCTTGCCTTTCTTTTTCCACTTGAATACAGCAGGATAAGTAAGGTTCAGTTCCTTGGCGATTTTGTAAAGCGTGGTTTTGCTTTGAAGCTCTTCTATGGTCATCGAAATACTCCTTAGTTGATGTCGATAGGTAAATCATAGCACAGGTACATAATACCCCAGTAACTTATATGGGTATGTTCACTTACTGTTTGACATCTACCCAAGTATCACCGACACTTCGTTTGTCATTTTTGGCGTAACAAAAGGAGAGAGAGTGATGACGTACACAGCGACAGCAGAGTTTTACGGGGCACGTTCCCCCATGACCATTGCCAAACACATAGGCAAGACCAAAGAAGAGGCTGTAAGTGGCCTTTTAGACGAGGTCAAAGAGTTCTTCCGAACCGATGACACAGACTGGGGTGAAGATGTAATGATTTGCATCACAGAGCCAGGTCTGATTGTCCGTATGCCTTTTACCTATTGGGCAAACAAATTCGGATGGAGCTTCTAATGTTTAACTTCAACATTTTTTCAGGCAAAACCTACTACGAATCGGAAAACTACAAAGTGTCTGATAACGGCAACACATTTACCAAAATGGGCGATTCATGGTTTGGTAGCAATGGCGACATTGTCCAAAAGATGGGTGATAACTGGACAAACCTAAACACTGGGGTGTCCTCTAACTGGGGTGATCCATGGCAACACAAATGAACATTAGCTACAACATAGCTACAGGTGAGTACACCCGTGAAGTCATGTACGAGGGTATCCACTTGATCTTGCGTTATCACAAAGACATGCTAGACGAACATGTACTTGACGCTGTCTTAACCACTGATGGCACAAACATCACGGACTTGGTTCGTATGTCTGCTCTCACATACTTTGAAAGCTTACTCTGATGGGATATCTATTTGGCTGGGCTTGCTTCTTTGCATGGCTCACACACATCTTCACTTGCTTTGGACATGCTATGTGGGGATTCTTAATTGCTGGCGCATTGTTCTTCCCAATCGGAATCCTGCACGGGTTCTATCTTTGGTTTTCTTAAGAGGCACACATGAAGATGAAAACATACAAACAAGAGTTGATCGACTATCACATGAAGTCCGAGCAAGAGTATTGCTGTTATTGCATGGAAAGCAAAGACGACAAATGGCATTGTTGCCAAGAGAATCACTTTATGAAGTTCAGCGACTTTGATGAACAAGCACAAAGTGAATTTATTGCGTGGGAATTGGATGAGTATGAGGCATGGGCGGCAAAACAAGGAGCATTGTCATGAATGAAGTAAGCCCTGTTCACATTATGTTGGTAAAAGCAAAATCTGTTGATCATCTTGACAGTTGCGAAGGATGCATCTTTTACAACAACGAAGAAGAAATAGATTGCAGTCTTATTGGAAGTCCTATGAGTTGTGTTGTTGATATGCATTACAACTATGTTTGGAAAAAAGTTGTAGAACCAAATGGAAAAGGATAAAAATGAATTTAAATGGAATTAAACAATCAGCACATAAATTAAATTTGACTGAGAAAGAAAAATCAGATATTGATTACGCATTGACTGTTCTTGAAAAAGTAACTGAGGCAGACATGTTGTTTGTTGGTCAAGTGCTTTCTGAATTGCAATTCAAAACACTTACAGAAAAAACGGGTGATGAATATGAAATGCGAAATTGGAGCCTTGAGCAATGCCAAAAATATCTTGAGTTAAACACAGAGAATAAAACAACGCATTAAATGCAAAAGGAATTGAAATGAATGAAGTAAGCAAAGCAAATCTAGAGGTATATGTAAAGTTGGCAGTGGCACGGGCAAAGCTTCGGGCAAAGACGCTCAAGAAGTCGGGCTTGAACAAGTTTGCCGGCTATCAATATTTTGAGTTGGGAGATTTTTTACACCCCACCCTCGAAATTTTTGATGAGCTTGGCCTGATTGGCGTGGTGTCGTTTACCAAAGACCAAGCAGAATTGTGCATTGTGGACACCGAAGGCGGTGGCGAGATAGTGATCACCAGTCCCTTTGGCTCCGCAGCTCTTAAAGGTTGCCATGAAGTGCAGAACATCGGTGCGGTGGAGACTTACCAACGCCGTTATTTGTGGGTTGCCGCCATGGAAATCGTTGAGCACGATGCCTTGGATGCCACCACAGGGCGCAAAGGGGATGCACCCGTTATCACTCCCAAGGGTGGTATCGGGGATGATTTGCCAAACGACATCAAAGAGTTTTTGAAAGAGTTGGCAGAAAGCTGTCGTGAGTTGGTTGAAAATGGTCGTGCAAGGGAAGCCTACGACATGATCAAAGAAAATCAACTTGAGGCAGATCAAGAGGTGTGGTTGTCCAGTCAAATGGATGCAGCCACAAGAAGCGCAATTAAAAAGGCGAAACCAGTCTAAGAGGAAAATATGGAAAAGAAAGCTTACGACAATACCAACCGAGGTACGTTGGCAAAGAATGAAAAGAAAATAGAGGCCACCCATGCTGACTACAACGGTCAGTTAAACGTGGATGGAACAGACTACTGGATCAATGGGTGGATCAAAAAGGGCAACGAGGGTAAAAGCTTTTTGTCTTTGTCGGTCAAACCCAAAGCGCCAGCAGCCCGTCAGAGTTCAGAACCCACCCGCAAAAGTTCAGGTTCAGGCTTTGATGACATGAGCGATGACATGCCCTTTTAAGGAGAGAAAAATGAAGAAAGCACTTTTAGCAATTTGGATTGCCGCATCATCCACAATGGTTTGGGCATCATGCACTTACAGCACTTACTCAGCAAACGGCAGGATTGTGTCCTGTACTACATGCTGTTACGGTAACTCTTGTAATACAAACTGTTATTGATTTTTGGGGGGAAAGCGGATGCTGTGTGACTCTGACAGTGAAGCGTTAGCAAACAGTGCAGCGAGTACCCCCACCCCTTGGCGTAAAAATAGGAGAGAGAAATGAGCTTGTTAGATAAAACCCACTTTGGCGGCGAAGTAAAAAAATTCTTTGACTTGCCTATATTTAACCGAGTTAGAAGCGAAGACCCGATCACCAGCTATCAGGCGGCTGATTCAATCAAAGAGGTGGCTCCAAAACACTTCCAAATGATCCTAGAAGCCCTCAAAGAGCATGGACCTATGGGTAAGGATGGGATAGCCCAAAAAGTAGGTTTAAACCCCAATGCGGTTGCCCGTAGACTTCCCGAACTACAAAAGCTAGACTTGGTTACCACCACTGGTCGAACCGTAAAGTCCTTAAGTGGACGGGAGGAGCGAGAATGGAAATCTCTATAGGCTTTCTTTTTCTGTTGGTTTTATGCACAGGTATTGCCGTAGGTACATTGCTTGTGGTTATACTAGCGGTTTATATGATGTCGGAGGAATTATGAATTGCATTGAATATTTTGATATGTATTGGTCTGACACTCTTGAAGAAGAGTTGGAGTTAAGGTTTACCTTTACAGACTACGATCCATCTGTGGGCGTGGACTATGAGTTTGAGTATGAAGCTTTAGACGAAGCAGGCAAAGACCGTGCTGACGATTTACAGCAGACTGAGCGGGACGAGATAGAGCGCAAGATCTATAAGTACATTAAAGAAAACATTGGCAAAGAAGATTACGACCCATATTGAGCAGATCACCACCCTGTACGGCAGACAGCGAGGCCGTGGGGCGGTGGTAGTGGAATACTTAAACGCCTTTCGGTGCAAGCACTGCGGGGCGTTTTTTCGTTTATTGTCGGAGGCACAAGCTCACGAAATGAGCCTCACCCAACATTCCGCTCAAAATGAGGGCAGTCAACAAGGTTAGAAAAGTTGCCGCCCCACCTGTTTTTGGTGTGCAGGGATTCCCAATAAGCCCCAATAGGCGCAAGAATTGTTTTATCCCAAATGATCTTTCCATCTTTGAAAAAATTCAAATCTATGGCGCAACGCTTTAGATGGATGGAGTTCATGGTCTTGGATCGACCTGTCTTAAAGTAAATGGCCTGTTGTTCAGGAGTACGAGCAAGCTCCCCCCCTGTTACAACAAATCCTTGGCTTGTTGCAAATTGAATTAGCTTGCAAGCATCAAGCAAAAATGCGGCTTGTTCGGTGCTTAAACTCATTTTTTCCTCATTTCTGCCAGCTTTTCCACCGTGCGACCACCAAAGTAAGCGCCCATGATCAACATTCCCCAATTGCCCAACAGGGTCACATAGGACTCGTTTGCGTTGTAACCATAGGCAGACATCATGGCAAACAAGAAATAGCCTAAAAAGATGGCTATAAGGCTCATAGGTCGTATGTTCTTAGACAACCATGAATCACTAGACATATCTGCTTGCCAGCGGTCTGTGATGTTGTCTGCGTCAGATTGAGCTGCCTTTGCCAGTAGATCAAGCTCGGCTAATTCCATCTTGGCTTTCTCAATACCCAATTCAACAAGCCGCTCCTCATGTTCAAACTGTAGCTGACGCAGCTTGGATACATCTTCAGGCGTTGGGTTGTCAGGAATCTTTACACCCAAGGTGTTTTCAACCACTTCCTTGCCTTTGGCTTGGATAGCGCTGGAAAG